ATCATATAAAGCACCACCAGTTGGAACAAAAGCTAGAACATAACGACCTTGCTGGAAACGATTAGCGTTCACTTGTAAAGTGAAAACTACCGTATAACGCATGGACATCACGCCAGACAATTTGTCGGAAAAAGTTTTATTATATCTTAAAGGAGCTGATGTGGGGAAATTAGGGAAAGTAGCAGCAGTATCAGTGAGAGCTAACAAACCCTGTTGCCAAGGCACAGGTTTTGCTAAGAAACTCTTAACACTAGCTGGAACCCCATCATCAGGTGAAGATAACATAGTATTGGGTAGACTCATAGGCCTATCAAAAGTTGCAGTTTCGGCAACAGCATCATTCGTAGAACGAACTGTTGTACCAACATCTTCTTGTAGGTCCTCTTGTCTATGAGCATCGGTCTTTTTACCGAGATACTCCATCTCAGATTGATATTCAATTTGAGGTAAATAGCTTATTTGGAATTTAGCATAAGCCGACGCGGGGCGACAATTCCATAATCTGCCCTGTCCTTCTTGATTAATATTAATAGACATAATTTTCATAAGGTTTTTGAACAATATCGTTTGTTCTAGGGAATGCCTACGCTCAATTTAACTACGAGAGAAGTAACATAACAGATAACGTATCTGGAACGCTCAATTTAATGACGAGAGAAGTCGGTGCAACAAAATTAACAATACTCCTCACGATCACAGACCTCTAAAAGATTGCGTGTGAAAGAAGTAGTTTTGGGCCAATAATTGACTGTATCTTTTGATACATTAGAAATTTTACTAGACCAGCTAGAATAAACTTCCTTACCATGGAGCGATAATTCTCTTAAAGCGTTGTCGACTTTGTCTTCTGTGATTCGATCACATTGGTTACCTCTCTTTGTCCAAGAAATCGTATCTAACAAACCATCAATACGAAGAGGAGCGACAAATCTTCTTACGATATTTTCATATCTCCAACTACGTTTAAGAAACTCTACTTTGTCTAAACTACGTAACTCAGCATTAAGTCCGTCTTTGGTTTCACTAGTGTAAGTTAAACCTAACTCAGACATGTATTTACCTACAACAACTTCGTTAAAAGTTTCACGATTATCTTCATGCACACTGAAAACATTATCATCACCTAAAGCAATTAAATAACATTTCTCATTGAACTTATACATGTCAGGAGTATCTTGATGTGCACGCATCCAACAGTAACGAAAAGCGATACCATTGTACATAGTATTCACAATAGGAGTCAAAGGATGCCCACTAGGAAGAGAAGTATACCACTCGTAAATGCAATTTCCTTGAATATGTAAAGAGTTAGTTAATTCCATCCATAAAACTTTTCTAACATTCTGGTTTTCTGTACAATCTCCATACCATTCATTAATAACCTCAAGAATTTTATTGTGAATAATAGGCTTTTCTGAACCATCAAACTTGGAGTAGTCACCAGCGCCAATGCCTCTCGAAGAACCGGGAGATAATCTGCTAAATTTCTTAGCGATTAAATCCCATTCTTCACAGAATACATTAACACCAATCGCACTCTGATTGTCAATACGATTAATCTTATACCATAACATATAAGCTCCAAAGTACATACGATACATGAGTAACAACTTCAATGGTGAGGCTGAAATTAAACGAGTTTTGAACTCATCTACTTTCTCTATGGGACGAAGTTCGTCTTTTAAGCAATCCATAAAGATATGTTCATCTCTAATCAAGCCTTCAGCTCTAACAATACTAAGTTCAATATCTTCTTTTAAAGATATGCAAGATTCGCTACCTAAGTTGAATTCGTCACCATCGCCAAAATACCAAGTTTTTCCTTTATTTCCTTTAGGATCAAGAACCACCGCGGGATAACCAGGAGACGTTCTTCGATTGATAGAATCAAATTCTGTTCCAGGAATACCTACAATGGACTCCTCAAAAGAAAACAAACGCTTTTCCTGAGGTCTCTCACTGGCAGAAAATAGAAAATCTCTGTAATTTTCTGTAGCATCATTGATAATATCTCTATCCATCACAGGCCAAACTGAAGAATAATTCTTCAATGCAACCTCCCAAGGATTGTTTAAAACACCATCAATTCTTTTAGGCTTCAAATGAGCTGGCTTGGTAAATGTTTCTGTGATCAAACCATACAAATTGCTATGCATCAACTTAGTTTTAGAAGCTAAAGTTGGTGACTGATCTACTGTACGGACGTAACCGAATCTACCATCACCAACAAGATTGCTAGATCCATCTAAAGAATAACATTGCATTTCGGTAACAATAAGATTAGCTTCTTTAACATTTTTGAGACATTCTGTAATGTCTTCAACGCAGAATGTTGAAGAATAGCCCTTGCCCATAGTGGGAGAACCAGCTACGTGAAGACCAAAGATCTTGCGACGAGGCTCATTAGGGTTTAAAACACCCAAAATAGAACCACAATCGCCTTTACGAGTGGTAGCTGTATAACTAACTCCTCTGGCAATATAATAATCCTCAATGTCACCACCAGAAACGTAAATTTCCTCTATGACATTTCCCATAAGATTGGTGTAAGAATAATCATCACCCGCAGAAGCTAAAACACATACTTCCTTCTTAAAAGAGTTCAAATCCTTTGCCGTAGCTAAATATTTAGTGATATCAGGTCTAGGACTAAAATCTTTAAATACAACACAAAGTAAGTCTTGAGCCTCCATAGTTGGGGTGTCATAACAACAACTAACTAATTCACTAAGTTTATAGATAACTTCATGAAATCCGTTTTTAGAATTAAAAGCTCCTCTCAAACGAACATAAGTGTTATCGAATTGCTTAGTATCAAAAGTAGCATTGACAACAACATCCATAAAATGGTGAGGAACAACACCAACATTGCCTTTAACAAACAATGTATAACCGCATTTCCTATAATCTTCATCATCAATCTTAATAGAAAACTCATACAAATTAGTCTTAGTAATTTTCTTAATGATATCCTCACCTTGAGGATCGTTGATTAAAGAATGTTGTGGCTGAATAGCCATTTGACGTAACTTTGCTGCATTGACTTTCTTAGCAACAACCTTCTTTGGCTTCATTTTGTACTCACCTTGAGAAACTTTCTGAGTAATTTTCTTATACCCAGTGTAACCAGCTGTAGCTACAAAGAGTAAAACTAGAGAACTAATAGTCTTGGTTGAGGTTAAAACTTGCTTCCAACTGGACCAATCATTATATTCACCAAGTTTAGAGATGGAATCTTTGAAAGATTTCAAACAATTTTTAACTTTGTCCACAACGGATTGTTTATTATTAGAAACAACACGAACTGGCTTCACATAAATTGGGATATCCTCTAAAAATTCAGGCTTATCAGCAAGAAATGCTGTAATGGTGCAAGGACGACTGGAATCGAGAATCAATTCATAAAAGTCATCCCCATACAAAGTCTGTAACTTATGAAAATAAACTCCATCGGAAACTAGAGGATTAATTGTATGTAATTCTCCCATCATATAGATTGATCTTTGCACAAAAGAAGTGCGATCTTTATTGCTCAAATTCTTGAACATAGTACTAATTTGGAAAAACTCATCATCGTCAAACTCTTGAACAAGAGTGTAAAACTGACTAGAGGTGTCCTGAATGGGCACATCATATGACAAAGCTTTAGTAAACTTATCTTTGATCCATGAAAAGCCAATTTGCATCTCATTAGAAAACTCTCTACGACGTTCTCCCAACTCTATAACCTTCTGTTCATAAGCTAACTTGTTAAAATCATGTTGCTTAACTAAAATATTGACCATTTCTTTAAAAGAGACGACTTCACCAGTAGGTCTACGATTTAACAAATCATACTCATGAAATTCCAGAATGTTATCTGGGTTAGTGGAAGAGATATTCAAAGGTCCCAAAGGGAGCTTTGAAACGTCTACCTTTTGATTCATCAAGTCAATAAAACCGTCCTTTTGTGCTGAATAACCAGCTTTTGGAACGACAGTATAAGTCTTCTTGAAACGACGCAGAAGTGCTCTAGGATCATGAATACTTTGAGTATTCAAGTTGGCAGAATTGGTTGTGGCAATAATAAATTTAGATCTAAATTTAGTGGAACCTTTGTTATCCATCGATGCCATGTGTAAATCATAACCATTTTCATTGACACCACGAATAACATTAAATACTTCACTGTCACCTCCAGTTGCTACATCTCTCATTTGAAGGAGATCATCAAACATGGTAACAATCTTATCGTGGTCATAACCATCCCAATATTCAGTTTCAATCTGACGATTGTAAATGAAACGTTCAGGGTTGTTTTCAAATGAAGGTCTCAAGGCATTATCTACCACGCTAGAGACCAACGCATGGGCCAAATGTTGCATAGTCTGGGTTTTAAAAGTACCAGGCCCTCCACGAAGAAGAACTGCAACAGGCTCTTGACGCAAGCCCTCTACTAAAAAGCCAGAATCACTAAAAGCTTTCTTGTACGTACGAAGTCTAGAAACTGCTCCATTAAGAGTAGAGAAAAGACCACTTGTTGTATTATGACGAGGTAAGTCACGCAACAATTGCTCTCCATTACGAAGAAGCTCAGCCAAAATTTCATAGTTATCAATTGTAAAAGTCAACTTTTTCTGCTCATACTGAGTGTCAATTTCGAAAACTCTTTCACTGAATTGAATATAAATTTCGCTACTATTATTAAGAACATGAAACAATTTTTCGTAAATAGAACTAAATCCGAAATTTGCTAAAATTATCTCAATAATTTTAATAACAACGTTAGTGATAGACTGCAAACTACCTTTAACAATAGAAAAGTCTTTCAAGACTGGAATCAAGTTTTTGGAACTAACTTTACCTTTAGAACCCATTAAAAACATACCAAGGATGGTTGCAATTTCAGGGCCTAAAGTATCTAGAGAACCTTGTGGTTCAATTTCATGAGCTTCTGGCTCGTCAGAAAATAAAGAGAAAATCCTCTCTAAATCAGGGATCATGTTCAAAGAACTAATGACTGATTTAATATCATCTCTGTGAACATAAGCTACATAAGCTGAAGCCAAAGTTAACAAAGTACGAGCCTTCTCTTTTATAGACCAAACAACAGCTAAAATTAATAAAATTTTAGATACACGCTTTTGATCAATGTTGTTTAAGGTTTCAGAAAAACCTTGAATATTTCCTAATATGCGATCGAATTTATCCAAATTTTCATTAGATAAAAACTGAGTCACACTAAAGGAACCTTTTTCTAAATTCTCAAAGATATCGAAGAATCCTTGACTTTCAATTTCGTGCAATTTATCTTTGATGTGGTTAACATCAATCGACAAATCGCTAAAAGTGGGTGTGGCTACCACCTGGGCTTCACCACAACTGTTAAAACGTTTATTATTATTATTTGCGACCATATTTGTTAGAGAATTAAAAAGGGGTTTTGATGGTTCTAGGTACATCGACCCGATAGTAAGATATCAGCTATCTTCTAAATGAATAGAATGCTTTCGTTGAAAAGCTTACAATGTAGTCTTGGATACAAGCCTGAATTAGTAAATTCGAGTTTTATATTTTATAATGTTTTTGACATAAAGTTTTCAATAGCGTTCTAACTTTTGGAAAGTGTTTACAACTTTAACTTTTATAGTTTTATTAATGTTTTTGGTTTTATAAAGTATATTAAAATACAAAATCATGCGAAAAATAGCACTTGCATAATAATGTAAAGAAAATTTGGAATGTAAAATATGTAAAAGCGAGAGATTCCAACCTCTAACTTCTTGTTGTTTTTGAGTTCATCTTTGAATACGAATAGTACTTACGATAAAGAACACCTCTGTAAAGTGTATTAAATGTTTATTTCCAAAATTCTACAAAAAGGTTCATACTTGTTACAAGCGACAAAATTCCTAATGTCGTCAAGCGACAACGGTTTAAATGCTGTAACGTAACTATGCTCACAATTGTAACGTGTAACGATGCCAATTAAAAGCACTAAAGTTCCTAATATCGAGAAGCAATGAGGTTATTAATCCCATTACGTCTCTATGCTCTAATTTAGTACATGATAATGTTTTAACCTTATTGATTATTCGTTTAAATACCAGTTAATTTGATAACTGAAGTAAATGAAAAGAACTCCCTCCGG